CAGCAGTTGCGGATACCTGAAAGGCCTTAACTAAGATCTGTGTGTTCTGAGTACGCTCTGTAGCGTCTGTCAGTGCCAGAATGGAAGCGTCCGCGCCCTCGACTGCGGCGTTTACCGCTGAGTCAGCCAGGCTGTCCTCTAGGAATGAGAATGTCCGTGCAGACACTTTCTCGTTCTTGAACATGCTTTGGCATGGGGTAGCAAAGGGACTAATAGAGCTGATGATGTCGGAAACGTCTTCTTTTTTTCCAACTTGGTCGTATGTGGTATATGTTGTCATTATTCAATCTTTTCAATAGGTTATAGGATTTAGACGATGTTAAAACTTAGACTTCCCAGCGGGACATAAGCACGTCTGCAATATCATCGAGGTCCTTGGCACCGCTCAGGGTAGATAAGGCTTGTTGTTTGTTCTTTGCCTTTATCGCCTTGGCAGACGGTGGGGACTTCTTGGAACTCAAGACACGGGTCTTGCCGCTCTTTGACTTCGTTACTTTGGCTTTGGCTTTCTTGCCTTCAGCTGATAGTTTCGATTGGTCATAAAGGCGGGCTTTGTTCAGCAACATGATGACCTGAGGGTCTGTGTACTGATCTACCGCTTCTTTTGGTAAGCCTGCTTGCACTGCGTAGCTGCGGATCTCGCCGTAAAGCTCGTTCCCCCAGTCGGGCAGCTGCTCCTCAAGAACCTTAATGCAGTTAGCTGCGGCTTCTTGGGTCAGCTGTGCGTTTTGCTGCTGTGCTTGAGCGACGAGTTGACCGCTTTCCTCTTTAAGGAATGTTAGGTCTTCTTCGGCTTGCCGTGCGTCTAACCTTAGCTGGGCAAATGTCTCAGGGTCCATCTGCTGGCTTGCCACCAACATGTCGATGTCGGCGTATGGCTTGAACCTTGCTTCTGCACGTTCCATTAGTTTCTGATATGACAGATTAGCTGTCGCCAGGCTTTCGTCTGACGCTTTGCGCTGGGCTGCTAAATCTTGACTCTTCTTAGTAAGAGACGCTTCTTGACCATAGAGCCGCTTCAGATCTTTTACAGATACCTTCTTGACGTCGGAGCCAACCGTGATTTCAACAAGCTGATCATCAGATGCTTCCAAAGGCTCTTCGCCCTCTTCGTCATCTTCAGTTTCTTCTTCTTCTTGATTTTCATCATCGGTATCGCCTTCGACCTCATCAGGGTCCGCTTGACCTTCATCGTCTGCATCGTCGTCTTCTTCTGCGTCATCTAATTCACCCACGTCATCCTCTGTCTCGTCGAGGTCTTCGGGTGTTGCATCTGTATCGTCGGGTTCTGATAGGCTTTCACCGTCATCCCACCGTCCTAAGATTGCGTCTGCCGCATCATCAATGTCTAATGCTTGCGGCTCAGAGATACTTTCTTGCACGTTATTCATGGTGCTTGTTCCTCTTGGCTGTTGTCGCCATTCTGCTGTTCAAGGATGCTGTCGCGCACTTGAACTCGCTGTTTCAGAGTATCCACCACGTCTACTAATGCTCGATAGTGGCTGTACGAATACTCACGTTTGTCTTTGTCTTCGGGGCCTGAGTTCACAAATGACTGGAAGGCGCGTTCGACAAGATCGTTGACAACGGAAGTGAAAGCAGGGGCCGATAGTACAGCCTCTGCCTCATCTCCAGTCGTCACAAGATGCTCTTCTTGTGTCGTTGACATAGTTTCTCTCTTTTAGGGGTCTTGTGGCGCTTACCCGTTAGGGCTTGCGATTGCTCGGACGTCATCAGCTGTACGTGCGATCTCTAGCTCTTCGAGGTTCACGTATTCTTTGTGCTCGAATTGAGTTTCTGCGAGGTCTAGCTTGTCCGATTGGAGTGCAAAGTTGGTCTGAGCCTTCATCTGTTCTAGCTGAAGTTTCATCTGGGCCATCTGTGCGTCCATTTGGGCCTTCATTTCTGCGACAGAAGTCTGACGCTCTTGAAGTTCCAACTGCTTCTGCGCCATCTGCATCTGCATCTCTTGTGCTGGATCAGGCGGCGGCGGTGGTATCATCGCTGGGTCTGTGAGAAAGTCAGCAACATTCTTGATACCTGATTTCTCTAAGATAGACCCCAGCATCTTGAACTTGTTCTCTGGTGAGTACATTTGTTGAAGTGCGGGGTCCTGCGATAGCATAGTGTGAAAAGCCAGGTACTTCTGTACCATCGTTTCTTGGTCGCCGTATCCCAAGTGGAACTCTACCTGTACGTCACGCTTGTCAGCCCATTGCGATGGGTCGATAGGCACATAACGTCCTGCTAACTCAACAATCTTCTCTTTGCTCTCGTTCTCGACGACTAGCTGATAGACCATGCCAAAAAGAGGCTTGAGGAAGTTGTTCGCAAAGTTACGCGCAATGATCTTTTGACGCTGCTGACTCATTGTGGCCAGCTGCTCTACCATTGCCGCAGAGTTCTGTTTGCTTATAGCGTCTTTGTTAAGACCCTGGGATAAGCGGCTAACACCAGAAGTATCCTCTTTGTCCTCATCAAGCATCTGTATCGTTTGGAATACGTATGGGTTCAATGAAGCCTGAGGCATCGGGTTGATAGCATCGGGGCGTGTCACGTTGACAATACCGCCGACCCTGTTGTCGATCAGTTCTCGCGGGTTCGTAAGTCCACCTTTGACAACCGTATATCGTGGGTTGTTAGTGACCATAGCATGGTCGAGGATTGAACGAGTTAGGACTGTTCGAGCATTTTGAATACCCAATAGTTTCTCAGCAAAGTTATTACCGTGAAACGCATGTGGGATAGGGAGTGGAACAAAAGCCACGAAAGGACGTCGGTTGACGATCTCTTTCTCTAGCAAGACGTTAGACGCCTTCACGACCCTATATAGATCGACTGTTCCTGTTCCCTCGACATCAAGCTCAATGTAGGCCTCTACTACGGTTATCTGGCGTGTAGAACGCGAGAAACCCTTAGCGTTGAAACCTCGGTCTGCTCCGATGTCGTCAAATCGTGATAGTATCTCTGGATCATTATCGAAATCAGTGTCTTCGTTGTCTGCAATGTCCGATACTAAATCTTCATCATAGCCCATCTCAATTAACTCAGAGATAGACTTCTTGGTGCGGTGTGCGCAAAAGCTAACCGTGTCCAAAGACTTGGCCTGAGGCTCAATCAAGAACTCCTCAGGGGCAATGGCTTCCACCTTAACCTGGGACGTGTCGCGAGTTACACGGAGCTCACCAGAGAACAGACCAAAGTCGTCCTCAGCGATCTCTTCGATCTCTACACTGTCTTCGGCCAGTAAAGCGTCAAGCTCTTCTTCCGTGAGGTTCTCAACGTACTCAAGACGGCTCTCGTCCTGCATACACCAGTAGACCTTAGCGATACCTGCACGGGCAATAAGTCCATCGTGGATTACTGTCTGCATGGTCTCGAATAGGTTGTTCTGACGGTGCAATACGTAGTCTGTGTACTCTGTGCAGACCTCGGCCATAGCGACGTCTTCGGCACCCTGAGGTGAAAAGCGTAGCGTCTTGTTGCCTGTACTGAAGGTTTCCAGAAGTGCAGCCTTCATGCTCTCTACAGCGTCGTAGACGTCCTGAGACACATACTTGCTGTTACCATCGTGCGCTGGGCGAGGCAGCTTGGCGCTGTAGTAGTCCATTACCTTGCGACGCTCTCTGGAGAGCTCACTGTCATAATAACCGATAGACCGTCTCAGGTTTGTATCGACGATTGAGACAATCTTTTCGTCATCAAGGGCTTTGTATTCATCTTGTGATTTCATGTTTAAACCATCTCAATATAATATTCATCAACTGCTTCTATTGGTTCCCAAGCACCCTCATGGATGTGGTTTGCTAGGGCCAAAGACATTACGCAGTCATCGAAACATCCAGCTTCAGCTTCCATGCCGCCACTCTGGGTGACGATGTATGTGAGCATCTCGCGGATAGTGACTTTATCGTTTAGCTCGATCTTTCCCTCTCGAACTGAGGCCCTGAGTTCATCAATGATCAGGGGTTTTGTCTTGGAAGTCGTAGTGAAGCCCAACTTGAGGGTTTCTTTCTCAGTCAACTTGTCTACCTGCACTTCTGTGTAGAAGTTGGGATAGGCCATGTCTTTGCCAAGACGGGTACACGTCAGAATACCGTGACTGTTGTTCTCTACGATGATAAAGGCGAAGTTAAAGAACTCACCTAACCTATAGAGAACAGTAGCAAAGTAATCAGGATGAACTTGGGCACGATAGGTCGCAACCTGCCGCTTCTTGCTGTCTAGAACCTGCGCTACGGAGTAGTCCCCGCCTCGCACACCCATCGCGACGTCAGCACCGATAGTGTACTGCTCGCCAGGTACTAAGGTCCTATATAAGGTTAATTCTCCTCGGACGTTCTCAAGCCACTCTTCGCCCTCTAGTGCTAGACGTGATGTAGGCTCGTTTGTGGCCGACAGGCTCTCTTGTAAGCCCTCTGGATTGAACACTGGACGCCCAGTTGTCAGGAAGGCTTCATTTGGGTTCGCAGGATACTCTTGCTTAAACAAATCTATGCCGTTCTGTGCAATCTTGCGACGACGGAACATAAGCTGTTCGTTATCTATGTCATACTTCTCAGACAAAACTTCTTCTTCGGGTGTTATCTCGAAGTTCTCAGAGACTTCTTCGCGGTACTCTGGATCAAGGAACCAAGGAATGAACACTGGCACGTAGCCCTTGGTGCCATCAACAGCACCT